TTGGTATACTTGGACGAGTTTGCATTTGTCCCTCCACGTATTGCCCGTGAGTTTTGGACAGCATTGAGTCCAACACTTAGTACAGGTGGTAAATGTATGATTACAAGTACACCAAACCAAGACAATGATCGGTTGGCACAAATATGGGAACTTGCCAACAAATGTATTGACCAGTATGGCAATGAAACAGAAGTGGGCGTAAATGGATTCAAAAGCATACTTGTGGATTGGCGTGAACACCCAGACAGAGATGAACAATGGGCCGCTGAAGAACAAGGTAAAATTGGAGAAGAACGTTTTAGACGTGAACACGGTTGCGAATTTATTACAGCAGATGAAACACTTATCAATCCTATGCGTCTAACTGTAATGGAAGGCAAAGACGTTTACAAGCGAACTGGACAAGTGCGTTGGTACAAAAACATACAACAAGGTAAAACTTATATTGCAGGACTAGATCCTAGTTTGGGAACAGGCGGGGACAATGCCGCTATACAAATTTATGAATTGCCAGGCATGCGTCAAGTAGCAGAATGGATGCACAACAAAACACCTATTACAGATCAGATACGTATATTGCGCAGTATGCTACAACTAATTCAAGACGAAGCACCAGAAAGTGAAATATACTGGAGTGTTGAAAACAATACATTAGGAGAAGCCGCATTGGTTGTAATACAAGAAGTTGGAGAGGACAATATCCCTGGACAACTTGTAAGTCAGCCTAGAGCCGCCAACAGAGCTTACAGAAAAGGCTTTACTACCACAAACAAAACAAAACTTGCGGCATGCAGTAAACTAAAAAACTGGATTGAAAGTGAAAAAATGGAAGTAGCCAGTAGTGCATTGCTACAAGAACTAAAAACATTTATTGCTCGTGGCAGTAGTTTTGCCGCAAAAGATGGTGAAACAGATGATCTAGTAATGGCTACAGTATTGGTTGTTAGGATTGCACAGCAAGTAGCACAGTATGATGAAAGCGCATATGACGAACTAAAGGACAGCTTCACTGATGAAGAGTCAGTTGAGCCCATGCCATTTGTGTTTCTAACATAAATACAATAAAGGAAAACTCTTATGATTAGTGCAAAAAAAGTAGCTGAAGAAATCTTTAAGATTCTAAAAGGCAATGGTCACACATTGAAGTTGTTTACTGATGAAGGTGAAACAACTGTAGATCCTGCTGAAGCTAGACGTTTTTTTATCGGTGAGTTAGGAAGCATGGTAAATTTTGATGAAACTAGCAGTAAGCGTCAATTGCATGTTAGTATAAATCAAAATACAAACTTAGAAGAATTTAAGGATACACTTGCACAACTAAAAAACTTGGCTAATCGCAGTATTATTGAATATACACTCAAGAGTTTTACAAAAAATATTGAACCAAAAGATCAAGATTACCAAGCGCAAAAGGTGAGAGACATGAAACAAGATGTACAAGAAGGCATTAGCCCAGCTTATGGTACTAGCAAAAGCAGTTATCAAAAGCTAGAAAGTGCTAAACTTATAATCAAGCACACAAAACCAGTGAACGAAGAATCACGTGGAAGCCGCAGTAGAAACATCAGTGCTATCTACATTGAAAATGCTGAAGGCGAAAGAACAAAGATGCCAACAAATAACTTGGCAGGTGGTAGAGCCATGCTACGTCACGTAAAAGAAGGTGGCACACCACATGATGAATTTGGACAACACATACAAGAACAAACTGTAGAACTTAAAAAGCTCAAAGAGTTTGCAAACTACAGTAAGCGCAATGGTTTGGTAAATGAAGATACAGCAGATATCGTAGAAGCAGTCTCTCAACGTATTGCTAGTATCAGAGAAAGAATGAACAAGCTCAAAGGCTGTAAAAGTTATAGAGAAGCAAAAGATGCTTTTGAGGCAACAGAAGTAAAGATCAATGAAACAGATCGTAACAAACTTCGTAATCAGTTCACAGTACGTACATTTGATGAAAACATTGACGGTGCATTACCGTATGTAAACGCACTAGTGAAAGAAATGAAAGCAATCAAAGAACGTGATGAATTTGCAAAAGAAACATTGGATAGTCTAGTCAATACCATTATAGGTATGGACAAGGTTAGAATGAAGAAAGGCATGTCATCTATAAAGAACGATCCTGAAAATCCAATAGGAAATACACTCATGAGAGATAAGTCCTTGCAAACACAATTGGGTGCGGCGGCAAGTTATCTAGCTGGCGTAATTGATGGTGGAAAAGATCAGGATAACCTCGCTGTATTGTTGGCAAGATTTGACGATCAGGTTGACAATATCAAAGATGGTGCTATGTTAAAGAAAGCCGTATTGGCTATCAAAACATTACTGTCTAAGATGAGACCAGAACCAGCGAGTGAAGGTAGTGTACCTAGTGAAGACTATGAACAAACATTCGAAAGCGCATTCAAAAAATACGATTTCGATGAACTTTTTAGTTGACAACTTCACAAAAAACACATATACTAGTGACTATATATAAGTAGTCACGAGGCATACTTAGGCAAAACACATAGGCAAAAATTAGGAGAAATACTATGGCAACATTGGCAGAAATTCGTGCAAAATTGCAAGAGCAAGAAAACCGCGGCGGCGGTTCTAGTACTGGGGGAGGCGATAACGCTATCTTCCCATTTTGGAATATCCCAGAAAATTCAACAAGTGTACTTCGATTCTTACCAGATGGTGATTCGAGCAACACTTATTTTTGGCGTGAGCGTCAAATGATTCGTTTGGAGTTTGCAGGTGTAAAAGGCGATACTAATAGTCGTCGAGTAACTGTAAACGTTCCTTGCAACGAAATGTGGGGTCCAGTGGGTAGTTGCCCTGTACTAAGTGAAGTACGCAACTGGTTCAAAGATCCTGCACTTGAGGACATGGGCCGTAAATATTGGAAAAAGCGCAGTTATGTGTTCCAAGGTTTTGTAGCTGAAAGCAGTCTACAAGAAGATACTACACCTGAGAATCCAATTCGTAGGTTTATTATCAATCCAAGCATCTTCAATATTATCAAAGGTGCGCTTATGGATAGCGACTTTGTTGAACTTCCAACTGATATCGAACAAGGCACTGATTTCCGTCTTACAAAGACAACCAAAGGTCAGTATGCTGATTATTCGACTTCAAGTTGGGCTCGAAGAGAGCGTAGTTTGGATGCAAACGAACGTGCGGCAATTGACGCAAATGGGTTGTTCAACCTAAATGATTATCTTCCAAAGCAACCTAACGAAGAAGAACTTGGTGTAATTGGTAAAATGTTTGAGGCTAGTGTAGATGGTCAAATGTATGATCCAGAACTTTGGGGCAACTATTATCGCCCTGCTGGTGTACAGATTGACACAAGCAACAGTGCTCCTAAGGGTACTGCTCCAGCACCAACGCCAACACCACAAGAGCAACCTGCTCCAGTAGCAGAAGCGGCTCCAGAGCCTGCACCAGCGCCGGTTACTCCGCCTGCTCAGCAAGAAAAAGTAGCTGAAGCAGTGGCGGCGACAGCACCTGCAGAAGGTGGTGACAAACCAAGCGCACAGGATATTTTGGCGGCAATTCGCAACAGAAATAACTAATTCCTAGCACTAATACTGTAGGCGGCACTAGTCGCCTACTCTACCTTTTTGGAGATAATAATGAGCAAACCTTTTGACGTAAGTAAATTCCGCAAAAGTATTACAAAGAGCGTACCTGGGCTCAGTAGCGGATTTAGAGATCCTGATACATGGATCTCAACAGGCAATTATACACTAAACAAATTGATCAGTGGTGATTTCAACAAAGGTGTACCGCTTGGCAAAGTAACAGTCTTTGCAGGCGAAAGTGGTGCAGGTAAGAGTTTTATCTGTAGCGGTAACCTTATCAGAGAAGCACAAAAGCAAGGTATCTTTTGTGTGCTTATTGACAGTGAAAATGCACTAGACGAAAAGTGGCTACAAGCACTTGATGTTGACACTAGCGAAGATGCACTGATGAAACTAAACGTAGCAATGATTGATGAAGTTGCTAAAGTTATCAGCGAATTTATGAAAGACTACAAAGCACAGTTTGCTGATAAAGAAGAAGAGGATCGACCTAAGGTACTGTTTGTGATTGACAGTTTGGGTATGATGCTTACACCTACTGACATTGATCAGTTTCAAAAAGGTGACATGAAAGGTGACTTAGGTCGTAAGCCCAAGGCACTTACTGCACTTGTAAGAAACTGTGT